GATATAAAAGGAGCAACTCAAGGTAATGTAATTTACCCTTCATTAGATCCTTCTATATTTGAAGTAAAATACCCTGATATAGACATTCAAGGAAGAGTAGTACCTTTATAATTAAAATAAAAAAATGGCCGTATATAAAATATTTCCTAATAAAGACGCAACATTATATTCTTTATTTCCCAATATGAATACTGGGTTAGATGAGATAGTAGAAGCTACTCTCACCGCCTTTGCTTATTCAGACCCTAACCCTCAAACAAGTCGTTTTCTTATTAACTTCTCAGAAGATGAAATTGATTATGTTATATCGGGTTCAAATTCTTTAATAGGAATTACTAGTTCAGCTCAATTATTAGATAATAATCTATGGAAAGCTAATTTACAGTGTTTTGTAGCTACTGTTACTGGTTTACAATCTTCTACTACAGTAGAATGTTATCCAGTATATGGAGATTGGGATATGGGTACTGGAAGGTATTTAGATGATCCTATTTCTACTAACGGTACTAGTTGGATTTGGAGAAGTTATTCAGGAAGTAATCCTTGGTTAACATCTGGTTATCCATCAAATGTTACTGGTTCATATAATACAAATTATGCACCAGCCGGTGGTGGTAACTGGTTTACAGGTTCAACAAATTCTAGTTTTAATTCAAATCTTTATCCTATTAGTGCATCTGTAACTTTTGGTTTTTATGAAAATAAAGATCTTAATTTTGATATAACTAATGCTATAAGAGCCAGATATACAGGAGCTATTTCTACTGATGGATTTATTATTAAACAGTTAGTTGAATTTGTTGATAGTAAAGACGTCCAACCTGAATTAAAATATTTTTCAAGAGATACTAATACAATTTATCCTCCAACCTTACAATTTAGTTGGAGAGATTATTCATTTAATACAGGTTCTTCAACCCAAACAATTTTAAACACATTACCAGCAACATTAACATTAGCCCAAAATCCAGGAACATTTTATAGCCAAAGTGTAAATAGGTTTAGAATAAATGCACGCCCTGAATTTCCAGTTCAATTATGGGAAACATCTTCTGTTTATACAAATAATTTTTATTTACCTACAGCATCTTATTATGCTATTAAAGATTTAGAAACAAATGAATATGTAGTAGAATTTGATACACAATTTACTCAATTAAGTGCAGATGCTACTTCAAGTTATTTCGATGTTTATATGAATGGTTTAGAACCTGAAAGGTATTATGCTATTTTAATTAAATCTAACATTGCAGGAACAACTCAAGTATTTGATGATCAATATTACTTTAAAGTAATTAATGGATAATGGAAATATTAACATTAACAAATACTACTTATAATAAAAATCAATACCAAAGAGTAATTGATACTTCTTTTACTCAATTGATAGAACCTCCTTCCACAGCACCAATAATAGCTCCAACTATTTCAGTAGCTGAATTCTTTCAAAATTATCAACAAATATTCTTTCAGATACCTAAATTTGGAGAAATAAATTCTCATGAGTATCTTATAAAAACAAGTCAAGAATATATTGGCAATTCTAATAGTATTGACGGAGATACAATTCAGGCATTAATTGATGAAATAACACAATTAAGAGAAGAAAATTTAAATTTACAACAACAATTAATAACAGGCAGTTTATAATAGATGGCAGAATTTTTAATAACAACTCAATCACTATCTCCTACTACTTTTGAATATCAAGAATATTCATTAGATGATACTAGCTTGATAACCTCTAATGATGTAGATGTAAGTTTTAATCCTGAGGTTGATTACATTGAATATTATGTTTTTAGTTTAAATAACAATATATTTTTTGAAAATACAGAAGGTTTTCCTAGATATAAATTAATTGATAATCAAGTATCTATTGATCCTATCGAAGATTTAAGATCTACAGGTTTTCAACAAGGTTCTTATAATACTTTATATAATTTTTTAAAGAGAAGATTAGGTTCAAATCCATTTTCAACTTATTACATAGATGAAATAAGTAGTGACAGAACAGAAATTAGATTAAATACAACTTCTATTCCTAACGAAGAAGTTATATTATCTACTAATGAATTTATAAACACTATACAATCTTCATCTTTTGATTATATAGATTTTTACTTAAATTTTGGAAATAATCAATTAATTATAGCTAATAATATTTTATTAGATACCTCAGATCCAAATGATCCAACAATCCTAATAAAATTATATGAACCCCTACCAGAACAATTTAATTTAAAAAGTCAATGTTGGGTTGTTGAAAAAATTGCTGATTCTATTGCTTATAATATTAATATTACTGAAATCTTTAATCCAGAAGATAGTAATGTTTATTTAAAAGGACCTAATTTTAATTTAGCAATTCAAAATCAGATAAATAATTCTACAGACTATTCAAATTATCAAACATTATCTTCAACAAGTCCTTCATTATCACAAGGTACAGGAAGTTTAAATTATCAATTAAATAATATATTAGCACAAACAGGAATAACAATCAATGTAGATTATTCTGATTATGCTAATTTTATTCATTTTTCTTCTGCTCAAACTAGACTAGAAAATTTTTATTATAAACTATCTTTATTAGAAGAATATACCTATAGTGCTAGTTTATCTTCTGGTTCTTCTAGTAGTTCATATTATGTTTCTTCAAGTAATATAATATGGCAAGCCAAAATAAATGAAATTATTACAACCTTTGATTCTTATGAATATTATTTATATTATTCATCAGGTTCAACAGCTTGGCCTAAAACTAATTCAACACCCCCTTATACAAATTACTCAACAACATCAACCGAAGGACAAAATTGGTTTATTACTCAATCAATAACTGCTGAAGAATATGATTTAGAAAATAACAATGCCTTAGTTTTAGCTATTCCTTCATATATTCTAGAAGATACAGATAATTTACAATTTGAATTATTTGTTGAAATGATAGGACAAATGTTTGATAATGTGTTTGTATATCTACAAGGCATTACAAGCAAATATGATGCTGATAACCGTTTAACTTATGGTGTCTCAAAAGATTTAGTTGCTGATATTTTAAAAGATATGGGTGTTACTCTATATCAAAATAATTTTTCTTCTAATGATGTATATCAAGCTTTAATTGGTATAACACCGTCTGGTAGTTTATATAATTTACCTTATACAACAACTCAATACCCTGTACCATCGGGTACTTTTCTTGATTATATAACAACATATGTAACTGCTTCTTCTACATCTTCATTAGCTCCTACTAACGATATTAATTTAGAACAATACAAACGTATTTATCATAATTTACCTTTATTATTAAAGAAAAAAGGTTCTGTAGCAGGTGTAAGAGATTTAATTACTACTTTTGGTATTACTGATACTATTTTAAGAATTAATGAATTTGGGGGTAAAGACAAAAATCCTAATAGCTATGATAGTTGGCAAAACGAATACAATTACTCTTTCTATACCAGTGGATCAGCATATGTTACTTCTTCTTGGGTATTAAATACCGATTGGAATGCACCAAGTAATAATCCTCAAGCTGTTGAATTTAGATTTAAAACAACAGGATTACCTACAAACACAGGATATTATTCTCAAAGTTTATGGTCAACAGATTTAGGCCTTACTATAAGATTAAGATATACAGGTTCAGGTTATACAACAGCCTCTTATAGTGGAGGTCCTTTAGATCCTTATTATCAATATGCTAATTTGGATTTTATTCCTAATGCCGCTTCACCATCTACTTCAGCTAGTGTTTATTTACCTTTTTATGATGGAGGTTGGTGGTCTGTTTTAATTAATAAAGATGGAAGTAATTTTACTTTATACTCAGGAAATAAAAATTATAAAGGTGAAGATGGAAATGTTGTAGGATTCCAAGCATCCTCATCAGTATCTTATGCTCCTGATAACTGGAATAATAGTGTAACATCTTATTTTGGTACCTCTTCCTTATCAGGAAAAATATTCTCAGGCTCATTTCAAGAAATTAGATATTATACCCAACCAATATCTAAAAGTAATTTTGATGCTTATATAATGAACCCTTACTCAATAGAGTTAAGTGAGTTTTTAGCTTTTAGAGCAACTTTAGGTGGAGAATTATATACATCCTCTATTTCTGTTCACCCTAAAGTAACAGGTTCTTGGATATCTACTTCATCTTTTACTTCTAATAGTATATTCCATACTACTTCAGGTGGTGAATATGTTCCTAATACTGAAGTATTTTACTTTGATCAAGTACCAGCAGGTATTCAAAATGCTATCTCAAATAAAATAAAACAACAAAATATTGTTTTACCATATAGTAGTAGTAATACTAATATTCCTAATTCAAATGTTTTATCTCCTTTTATTTCGATTCAGCAATTCCCTTCTATAAGTTCTAGTTATACTAGAGATATTGATTATGTTGAAGTAGGTTTTTCACCTCAAAATGAAATAAATGAAGATATAAATTCACAAATTGGATATTTTAATATTGGAGAATTAATTGGTGATCCTAGATTCCAATCATCTTCATTAGACACTTATCCTGATTTAGATGCTTTAAGTTATTCCTATTTTGAAAAATACGAATCAAATTATGATTGGAATGATTATATTAGATTAATTAAATTTTTTGATAATTCTTTATTTAAAATGTTAGTTGACTGGACACCAGCAAGAACATCTTTAGCAGCAGGAATTATTATTAAAAATACTTTACTTGACAGAAATAGATATAGACCACCTCAAGTTAATACTTCTTCTTCATTAGCAAATATTGGTAGTGGTTCAACAAATATTCCTTATGTTGTTGAAGATTTAACCATTACAGGTTCAATAAGTGTTGGAAATATAGAAGGAGGTAATGGTGGTTCAATGCCTAACTTATTTGGTCAAACTCAATCTTTTGATAGATTTGTAAATATTACTCAAAGTTGGACAGGAACAACTCCTTCATTAAGTGGTTCTATTCCTTTTACAGAATCATATCAATATGAATTTTATAATGGTGAATTAAGTGGTTCAAATTTAGTAGTAACAAATGGTGATTTGAGTGATTGTAATGTTGAATTAGTAAACATATACAATATATCTCCTTTATCATCTGTTGGAGATACTATTCCCTTATATACTACTTATATTCCTTATTTATTTAATTTTGATAATACTTATTATTTAAATTTTACAATAACTAAAACAGCAGGGTTTGTTAGTAGCCCATGCTATTTATTTGACAATTCAGGAAAAATATTATACACTAGCCCTTCATTGGGTGTAGGAAACTCAGTAACTGTAGATAAATTACAAATTCAACAAGTATTTGCTAAATTATTTTTCGGTGTACAAAGTCCCTTTGTTTCAGAAGAATTCGAAATAACTAATTTTACAGTATTTGAATCTTATATAGAACCAGATTGTTTAGTTGTGGCTAATGATGTTCCTTTAAATAGACCTAGTTCTAAATACATGGATGTAGATTTTACTACAAATCAAATAACAGCAGTAAATTTACAAAATATATTAAGTGGAAGTGGAACTAGATTTGCTGTTCCTGATTCTAATTATACATCATTAAAAAGTGCTAATCCAAGATACTTTGGATGTGAAAATACTTCTCCTGATTATAATATTGTAGGTGGTGTAACATCAATAAATTCATCATCTTCAGATCCTTGTAATCCAACAACTCTTTCAACATTAACTATAACTGGTAGTCAATTACCTGCTATTGAATATTTAACTTCATATTTTGCTTATACTCCTGGAGGATTTGGTGGTACACTAGCAGAAAGATCCGGAAGTGGAAATTATAAAATTGGATTTTTAGTAGATGAATTAGGAACAGTATACAAACCTGACCCATCAGCATCTGGTTATTTACCTAATTTTTATAATACTTTTGGAGCTGGTTCTGAAGTTATATTATCATCAACAAATGCAACAACAGTAGGTCAACCTGAATATACAGTTTATAAACCTGCTGGTTTCTTTCAAACAATATTATATACAGATACCGGTTCGTTAAGTACTGATTATTTAGTAAGTGGAACATATGCTAATATAACTTTTGATGCTGTTCCAAATGCTTATAATTCTCCCTTTAATTTATTCGTTGAAGGATTAGGACCAGGATTAGTAGGAGGAGGTACTCGTACAGCAAGTTTTGATACTATTTACATTGATAAGGCAAACGGTTATAATACGTCTTCTAACATATATACAACTCAACAATGTTCAGTAGTTAGAGCTGCTTTTAGTGCTTCTCAAGAAATAGATAATGGAGATGCTAGTTTATCAATGACTGCAACCCTTAGATTATATAAAAACAATTCAATACTAACACAATCCGCTGTAACCATAGCTCCTTTAGGAAATGCTACACTTACAATGAATTATGATACTTTATTAAATGCTATTGGTGATGAGTATTATTATACTATTCAAACAAATAGATCAGGTAGTATAGGAACAGCTCAATGGTATATTAATCCTATAACTTCAAGCATAACAGTATCAAAAAGTGGTAGTTTTACAACAGGTTCAAATAGTAGAAATGTATTAACATCTTCTGTAGCTTTAGGAGAATTATGGGGTGGAGGATATGCTCAAAACCCTATTGCTGGTAGTGGATTTGATACACCCCAACCCTTATTTATAAAATATTTAGATGAAATAAGATTTGAAGGTAATGAGTCTCAAGTATACACTGTAGTATCTGCTTCGTATGCTGAAACATTTAATATAACTACTGGTACTCAAGCAAGATTTTATTTATTTTTAAATGGAGAAATATCACCAACAGAAGACATAGATATTAATTATTTTGCTGTTAGAAGATGGTCATTTGCTGTAGATAATTTAGTAATCAATAGTCCAGGAACTGTAATGGGTCCAGGATTAATATTACCAAAATATCTTTCTCCACTTCTTCAACAAAACTTACCATCAATTGTTGAAAATCTTACAAATAAAGGATTAATTTAATATATTTATAACATATAACTAAATAAAAAACATGGGATATTTAAACAATACCGTAGTAACAGTAGATGCTATTTTAACAGATGTTGGGCGTCAATTGTTAGCTCAACAAAATGGTCAATTTCAAATCACTCAATTTGCTCTAGCAGATGATGAAATTGATTACACTCTTTACAATCCAACACACCCCTCAGGTTCTGCTTATTATGGACAAGCTATTGAAAATATGCCTCTATTAGAAGCATTTCCTCAAGCTACTCAAACCATGAAATATAAGTTAGTAACTTTACCTCGTGGTACTGCTAAAATGCCTATTTTGGATATTGGGTATTCTGCTATTATTTTAAAACAAGGAGCTTCATTAGCAATTACCCCTCAAACATTAAATTACTTAGGAGGTAATACTTTCGAATCAGCAGGTTATACAGCAACTATTTCAGATATTAGATTATTTAGTACATTTGAAGGAGTAGGTATTAATACTCCCGATGTTCAAGCTCTTAATTTAGCAAACCAAACAACAACTATTGGTACCTCTGTATCAAGAACTGTTGTTGGTACTACAATTAATATGAGAGCTACTACTGTTAATACATTATTTGGTTCTCAAACCCAATTACAAGCCACATTAACTATTGAAGGTAGAGATAGTGGTGCTCGTTTAACTATTCCTGTAACTGTAACTAAAGTTTAATAAAATATAAAAAATGTCATTTGTAAGATTTGTACCGGATGATTTTGTAGTAAGCTCAGATGCTGTATCAGCTACCGCTTGGACTACAGGTAATCCCACATTAAACGCCTTTTATACCTCTTCTACTCAATTTAATGGAAGCTCTGGTGATTATTATATAAATGTATATGATACTGCTACCACTTCTTCTGTTCAATTTGCTATTGCCTATGGTAATTTAGCAGGAAGTGGTAGTGCTAACTATAATAATATGGTTGATGGAAAATCACCAACATCTACTATTTACGGACAATACCAAGATTTAGTATTAGGAGATGAAAACACTGATTTTATTTTTGGTACAATCACCTCATCACAATTCTTTGCTTTATCTATAGAAAGACAATGTTACAAAGAATCTATTTTCTTAGGTTCTATGACATTATTACTCTCAGGAAGTTCAGGTTCTATATCATTAACAGATAATAGTAATTATGTAACTTCGGTTACATATACTGGAGGTGGAACAAGAGTATTCCAATTAATTACAGGTTCAGCAGGAACAAGAGCTACAATTACTTCTAGAAACACAGCAGAAGGTTACTCATCTAATTCAGGTTCATATGGTTGGTTATTACCTGATATTGGAACTATTTTATTAAATCCTTTAGCATTAGCAGATTTTGCAGTTAGTGGAGGTATTGGATTACTATATAGTGGTTCTGCAACTGCTTCAGCTGCACCCAATATATCTCCTAATACTTCTTTATTTAAAGCAATAAGTGGTAGTAGTGCTCCTAACACAGGTTCTTTTACACTTAATTCTCAAGAAACTATTACTTCGGATTTTGTGTTTGTAAGACCAAGAAGTTCAGAATTTAATTACTCTGAAAATCCATCATTCATTTCAGGTTCAACAGGTGAAGTTTTATATAGTGATTTTATTAATAATCCACAAACATATATTACTACTATTGGATTATATAATGATACTAACCAATTATTAGCAGTAGCTAAATTGTCAAGACCATTACCTAAAAACTTTACAAAAGAAGCATTAGTTAGAGTTAAACTAGATTTCTAAAATGAATGGGTGCCTACAAACAATTTCTAGCTTCAGATATAGTTGTTACTCCGTTAACTTTAAATAAATCCTTTTATTTTGAGGGAGCAGCAGCTTTGACTGCTTCTAACGTAGGTATTGATAGATATTTAGGTTTAAGTACTAGTTCTTTATTTAATCCTTTAACAGATCCTACAACCGGACAAATTTCTCCTCAATACCAAAGACTAGTCTATAGTTCTATTAAAGAATTATATTATTCAAATTATTTAAATAATACAGCTAGTTTAGGTTCTCCTGTTACAACAGCTAGTCTAATACCAGGTTCAGATCCTTCAGGAGATGTTTTAGTAGGACCAACATCTTCAGCAGGTAGATATTGGAATTACCCCCAAACTACTTTAACTTTTGAACATTATTTTCCTACCTCTTCAGATTCTTATATTGGAGTAATATCAATTCCTGTAGGACTATTTGGAGAATATATCCAACCAGGTTCTTTTAGATGGACAGCAGATAGTGGTTCAATATATGATGATGGACAAGGCAATTTAATTTATGATACAACAGATGAAATATGTGGACAAATATTTTATCCTCATGGTATTGCTATTATTACAAGTGATTCACAACCACAAGGAGATGCCTATGGAGTAGCTATATATAGTTCTTCTTTTTATGGCTTAACAGATGCTGCTGTAGTACAAAACTTTGTAACATCATCTAATGTAACTTGTTCTTTTTCTTCATCTCTTACTATTTATGAAACTCAATATAAATGTACTGCTGGGGAAAATGAATTTAATTTTAGTTTAAACCCAACAATACTTTCAGGTTCAAATAATGATACTTTATATGGTTTTGCTACTGGTTCTTATTTTCAACCATATGCAACAACAGTAGGGTTATATAATGAACAACAACAATTATTGGCAGTAGGAAAATTATCACAACCTTTACCATTATCCCCAACAACAGATACAACAATTTTAGTAAATATAGATAGATAATATGTGGTTATACAACGAAAAAGTTATAGAAAATATTGAGGATTTTCCTCAAGACACCTTTGGTTTTATTTACATAGTAACTCATAAACCAAGTGGTAAATCTTACATTGGTAAAAAAGTATTACATTACAATGTAAAGAAAAAATTAACAAAAAAGGAACTAGCAGAACAAACAGGACCAGGCAGGAAGTCAGCCACAAAGGTGGTAGTAAAAGAATCGGACTGGAAAACTTATTATGGTTCTGCTAAACCAATTTTAGAACTCATAAAAGGAGGTAAACAAGAGGAATTTACCCGTGAAATTTTACAATTGGTTCCTAATAAAAAACTTTTAACTTACTATGAATGTAAGTTTTTATTTAAATATGGAGTATTAGAACAACCTAATTATTATTTTAATGATAATATTTTAGGTAAATTCTTTACTAAAGATTTTGCTTAATTTGGTAATTTAAACCCTTGTTTATATATTAAGGTTATGCTCAATCAACCTTTGATAGCATTAGCGAATTCGGTTTTAGGAACAGGAAAACAAACAGCAAGAGGTAATTTTGCTTATCATTGCCCGTTTTGTAACCACCATAAACCTAAATTAGAAATTAATTTTACTGAAAATAAAAAAGGAGAAAATCCTTGGCATTGTTGGGTTTGTGATAAAAGAGGTAAAAGATTATCTCAAATATTTAAACAAGTTAGTGCCTCTCCAAAAACAATGGAGGAACTAAGAGCACTTGTTAAAACTGAAACAGCAGAAAAAGAAGTAGTTGTATCCGAGACAGTAAATTTACCTAAAGAATTTAAAACATTTAAAAATATTTCCTCAACCAACATTATAGGAAGACATGCTTTAGCATATCTAAAATCTAGAAATATTACAGAGGAAGATATTTTAAAATACAATATTGGTTATTGCGAATCAGGACCGTATAAAAACATGGTTATTATTCCCTCATATGATGGTGAAGGTAGATTAAATTATTTTACAGGTCGTTCGTTTGAAAAAGATGTTAAAATAAAATATAAAAATCCATCAGTATCTCGCGACATCATACCATTTGAGTTGTTTATAAACTGGGATATACCGTTTATATTATGCGAATC